TGATGAACAAACCTGGAGAGAGGTAGGATATGCACCAGAAGAAAACAAACTCGTTCTTTTTCCCTCCTGGATAGAACATTACGTCGAATCGAATCAAACCAACGATTGGAGAATCTCCCTTTCTTTTAATTCATATCTGAAGTATAATGATTAAATCATGACGGAGGGTGAAATGAATATTGCTAGGGAAGATCTCATGAAAATTTGGAGAACGAATCCTTTCCAATGTTTTCCTTGGGAAACTGTGAAGCGTGTTGCTTCAAATCCTGCGGTGAAAGATGTTGAAGATCTACAAGAAGTTCTTCAGAAGATTGTAAAAAACAGAGGTAACAAGTAATGGCTAATCATGTTTCTTCTTACATTCAGTTCGATAATTTATCGCAGCAATCTCAAAAGTTGCTTGAAGAAATTTTCGATATTACCAGGGATTATGGCAGGGATTCGGGTGATTGTGTGTATGATCTTTTCCGCGAAGTCTATGGAGTGGATAAAGAGGGAAGAGAATTTTGTGATGAAACACATGGTCACATAGGTTGGTGGTCTGATGAACTTGGTTCGAAGTGGCTAGTTGTTGAAGATGCTACTAATGACTCTCTTTCGATTACTACAGCTTGGTCGCCTCCATATGGTTTCTACACTACTCTGTATAAAATGGTTGCTAAACATTCTCCCGAGGCAATAATGTGGGTTCGGTACGATGATGAAATGCCGAACTTTATTGGTTGTTGGGGAATGGCTCCTGATGACTATGATTATGAGGAATATGTTGAGGATAAACATTACGAACAAGCCTTTGGCATACTTCCATACATAGAAGGCGAAGATGGCGATTCCGAATGGAACGATGAATGGTGGGATGAGCTGGATAAGTTCTATGACGAAGAATACAAGTATTTCATTGAGGGATATAATGAATACCGAGCAGAACTTGAACAGACTGATTGATAACGCCAGAACAGCACGACAAAATTCTAGCAGCGAATGGGCGAAGAACTATTGGGAACAAGTTCTTGTTTATCTTCTGAAAAAGTACAAACGGCTGATGTGATGCGAGTTCACCGTGATCAAATGATTGCGACCATTCAGCAATTGTTACAAGACGGAAATGGTCGATTTGAGAAAAAAGATTTGCACGAGGCACTCGGCAATAACGACCGTCGCACACGTCATGCAATATATGAAGCTAGAAAACGTGGTATCGATTTACAGGGACTCCGCAGAGGTGGACATGCTGTAGAAGAATATGTTCTTCGGAACGGATGGAAATCGCGTGAGGAGTATGGTCTTTGACATTTAAGTTTGATACCATGTTCAGGTCTTGCTTATATAGTACAAACATTTCTGAACATGCTTCTCTAGATAATTATATTTCAGAAACCGTACAATTTCACAGAAATAATACTAAGCAAAAAACAAGTTGGTTGTGTGATACTTACTCGACTCTCAACGGCAGTTATTCGCTAGACAATGATCCACAGGTTCGCTCGCTTCTTAATACATTTGATAATAATTTAAAATTCGTTTGCAGCAAGTTCTATGGATATAACAATCCAAAAGTATCTGAAAGACATTCTTGGATAAACTTAGCAATGCCTGGTGAATATCAAGAATTTCATCTTCACGAACGAACTGACTTTTCCTTAGTGTATTATGTGCAAGTTGGGGAAAACACAGGCAATATAATTTTTAGAGACTCCGCCGAAAAACGTATGCAAGATTTGAGATCAAGCAACTATGTGGAAGCAAATTTTACGAACTGGACGCATATTCCTGCCAAACACGACTTGTTAATATTCAGATCATACTTAGAACATATGGTTTCTCAAAATAAAAGCGATCATCCTAGAATATCAATATCGGCGAATTATAATTTGGAGGAACAATGATTATAGGAGTTTGTGGTTTTATTGGTAGTGGTAAAAATACAGTTGCTGAGTATCTTGTAGAAAAACATAATTTCGTTCCTGTTAGTTTCGCTGCGGTTTTAAAAGATGCATGCGCTTCCCTGTTTGGGTGGGACCGTGAAATGCTTGAGGGTAAGACGGAGGAGTCTCGTATTCAACGAGAGCAGGTCGATGAATTTTGGGCAGAGCGTCTAGAACTCCCTTGCTTTACTCCTCGTTTCGCGTTACAATATATTGGTACAGACGTGATGCGTGATAACTTTCATAAAGACGTTTGGGTTATTGCTGCTGAGAAGCGCATTCAGAAATACAAGAATGTTGTTATCAGTGATGTTCGGTTTCCTAACGAGGTCAAGATGATCTATCGTAATGCAGGTGAACTTTGGATGGTGAGGCGTGACTTGCCAATTTGGTATCAGGATGCATACTATGCTCCAGAAACCATGAGCATAAAACACCCCGAAGTACACACTAGCGAATATGCTTGGGTGCGGAACGAGTTTGATGTTTATCTTGATAATCATGAAACCCTCGAAAGTTTATATCAAAAAGTGGAGAATGAATGTGAACGTCTTCGTGTTAGATTATGATCCGAAAACTGCAGCTGAGATGCATTGTGACAAACATGTCGTAAAGATGATTCTAGAAACTGCTCAGCTACTTTCTACAGCCCATCGTATAGTAGATGGTACAGAGTATCTTGGTGAAAGTAGATCGGGAAGAAAAGCCAAGCGTTGGAGATTGACAGGCGAACGTGAAGTGAACCTTTACCACGGGACTCATATCAATCACCCTTGTTCTGTATGGTGTCGTGAATCTTCTGACAACTATGACTGGTTGTACAAACTGTTCATCGCGCTCAATAAAGAATACACGCACCGATATCGCAAAGTACACAAGTGCATGACGATGGCACCATACTTAAAGAAACTTCCAGAACACATTCCTGTTCGTCCTATGACACCATTTCCTCAAGCAATGCCTGATGATTCTAAGTGTTCAGACGCTGTGGAAGCATATCGGAATTACTATATAAATCATAAGAATGGCTTTGCTCGTTGGACAAATCGAGCAGTTCCGTCCTGGTACAGTGAGAAGGTAAACTATGCCGACATATCTTGTTCGTGATAAGAAAACGGATAAAGTCGAAGAAATGTTTATGAGCATTTCGGAGATGGATAAATACCTAGAAGACAACCCCAACAAGGAACGTGCACCGTCATCACCAGCCATCGTGGCTGGAGTTGCATCTGCACGGATGAAGCCTGACCAGGGATTTCGTGATGTGCTAAGAAATATTAAGAAACGAAACCCGAGGAGCAATATCAATACGTGGTGATACAATAGCATGAGATGAGCTCCCATAATCATTGGAGTATTATATGTCACAAGCTGCTGTTGCTGATTTTTTCGATAATTCTTTTCAAACCGATTACCTCAATAATCTTTCTCGTCGTGAAAAGAAACTACTTAGAAAGCAACAAAAAAGTACGAAAGCAAAACAAAGTTCAGAGGCTGTTAAGCTCGCGAACATTTACCCACTAACGAAAGGGCAGCAAAAAACTTTCAAGGCATATAACGAGGGCAAGAACCTCATACTACACGGTGTCGCTGGCACTGGAAAAACTTTCATCTCTTTATACCTCGCACTCGAGGCAGTCATAGAAGGTCGTGAACCAAGACCTGTCACCATAGTCCGAAGTGTCGTTCCTACTCGCGACATAGGATTCCTCCCTGGGAAACTAGAAGAAAAGTCTGCAGTCTATGAAGCACCATATGAAGCAATCTGTAATGAAGTCGTTTCAAATAAACACGAAGCATACAAGCATCTTAAGAATCGCGGATATGTTGAGTTTTCTACAACGTCATTCCTTCGAGGTTTAACATTCAAGAATAATACAATTATTGTTGATGAATGCCAAAATATGAATTTCCATGAACTTGATTCTGTCATCACGCGCATGGGTGAGGGTTCCCGTGTAATATTCTGTGGTGATTTTAGGCAGTCAGATTTATGGAGAGAAGATGAGCGTTCGGGGCTAAATAGTTTCATGTCGGTAGTTTCACGCATGAAGAGTTTTGAAAAGATTGAATTTACAGAGGATGACATTGTTAGATCTGATCTCGTGAAGGAGTATATCCTAGCGAAGTTGGAGGAAGGTATAGTGTAGAGTATGTTTCGTAATGAGTTAGTTGAAATTGAAGATATAAAAGCCACCACTACAGAATCTGGTAGAGTTTATGAAACTCCGGACGGTCGCCGTTATCCCTCAGTCACAACAGTATTGGGTCGGCGACCGGAAAAACTTCAAAGTCTCCTTGCATGGAGAAAACGAGTAGGAGAAGAACAGGCAAATAGAATATCAACCCAAGCATCAAGACGTGGCACTGCAGTTCACACCCTGATGGAAAACTATATCATTCATGGGCAAGAACCAGATAAGAAAGAAATGCCAACGTCTCTTTTATCATTCAGAAGTCTGCAAAAAGTTATCGATGAGAATCTAGAAGTTGTTCGTGGAGTAGAAATCGGACTGTATTCCCATCACTTGAAACTGGCAGGACGTTGTGATTTAGTCGGACAGTGGTCTGGCAGAAACGCTATTATAGATTTCAAGACGTCTAGGAAACTTAAGAAAGAGGAGTGGATAGAAGATTACTTTTTGCAGTGTACTGCGTATTCGATAATGTTTGAGGAACTAACTGGCATCAAGACAACTGGTATTGTTGTATTGGTTGCTGTTGACGATTACGATATGCCTCAGGTCTTCATGAAAAATAGAAACCAATACACACAGAAACTGCTAGAGATAATCAATGAAAACACTTCTAACACTGGCACAATTAATGGCTCCTCAGGAGTTGCCGCCTAATGTTGGTCTATTAGAGCAGCCAGCATTATGTGGTCCTCTTGTTGCAATACACGAACAACTAAATAACAAATATCAAGAAGTTCCCGGAATACTTTGGGATGAAGACGAAACCGTAAGAAAGGGCATCGTTTACTTCAACAGAGAAACCCAAACAATTACACTTGTTTTAACATACCCATCTGGAGTGGGTTGTATAATTTCGTCCGGCAAAATTAAGTACAACGTAATGCCGGAAGAAAGCAGTGATAATGTAAAGAGTGGTAAGGGTCAACCATTATAGGAGAATCATATGTTTAATTGGATTAAAGATCGGATTTCTGAAGGATCTTCACACCAGGGTGCGATTGTCGCCGCTGGTGCTGCACTTGTACTTTTCGCAGGAATGCCGCTGGTTGAGGTCTGCTTATACGCAGCTCTCGCATGGGGAATCTGGAGCATTATCAAATCTGAGTTCTAAGTCCCTTTACATATGAAAGTTCTTGAATTATAATTAGTTTGTTATCGTTGAGTTGGAAAAGAATAAGCGAAACGGACTCGGGTGCAATTCCCGACGCCTCCACCAAATCCTTTAACGAAGTCTCGACTATGGGGGCGAATTAGGATCGACGTGCGTGATAAAATTTCCGAGGAGATAACTCGCTGGTCGAGCGACTATAAAGTAAATGCAAACGATAACTTTGCACTTGAGGATTATGCTCTAGCAGCATGATCACTCGGGGTTTCGGTGGGTGAGCCTAGCAACAGAATCACCCACCACATGAAGTAGTGCGGGTGATGCCGTAATACATCCGCGAGGAGCCCACGGTTAGCTCCTCATTTCATATAACAACAAAAGAGGTCAGTTATGAAAACAATCGTTGCGGCAGCACTCGCTGCTATTCTTGTATCTGGTAGTGCATATGCTGCAGATGCACCAATCAAAAATATTCCTGGAAGCCTGTCTTTTAACACTGAAACAGAGCATAGCATCGAAAAGGAAACCACAACCTCAGAATTTGGTGTTGCATATTCTGTGGAGGGTCTTACGCTCAGCCTCGCCCCAACGTATGACTGGGACAAGAGCGAGATTAATGATGTGGAATTTGGTGCGCAATATGATATTGCAGTGACAGACCGTGTTACGATTTCCCCTTATGGTAAGTATAACACCGATAAAGATTTCGAAACGACTGATCAAATCATTGGTATTAAAACATCAATCAAGCTGTTTTAATTATTTTCCCTGAGCATGGAAAAAAACTGCTCAAACTCCATTTACATTTTTGTCATAATCTGATATAATCATTATATGATAAAAAGAATGCTCTTCGGAACCGTTGTTGTTTGTAGCGCGATTGCCTACTCACACAACTCCAAATCTGATGTTAATGTCACTCGACTAATTTCAGAAAAAGAAGTCGAATGCCTCGCAACTAATATTTACCATGAAGCACGTGGTGAGTCGATAGCTGGTCAGTTGGCAGTTGCTTTGGTTACAGATAATCGTAAGAAAGATATTCGTTTCCCAAATACATATTGCGATGTTGTGTACGAGGGTCCTATGCGTGAGTCTTGGAAAACTCGAAAGCGGAAGGACATTCCTTCATCTGATCGAATTTATTTCCCAGTCAAACATAGATGCCAGTTTAGTTGGTATTGCGATGGCAAATCCGATAAAGTGTTGAACGAGGATCTTTGGAAAACTGCATACATGATTGCAGCTGCAGTTGCGCAGGGTGTTGTATTTGACTTCACCGATGGCGCGACGCATTATCATGCAGACTATGTTTCGCCAGACTGGGCAAAGAAATATCATAAAATTGTTAAGATTGATCAGCATATATTCTATAGAACTCGAAGATGAATCTGAAAACTTGCCTAGAACATCTTAGAGATATTGGTGCGGATGAAATACCTCACGGAACCGGAACATTACTTCACCACCTGCTTAAAACATATGAGGTGCTTGCTTTACAGGAGGAAGATGAAGATGTTTGTTTTGCTGGTTTATTTCATAGCATTTATGGAACTAAGTATTTTAGACATGAAACAACTAGCGATAGAAACTCTATCAGAAAATTAATTGGTGAACGAGCCGAACGTCTCGCTTGGAAGTTTTGTGAATTGGACAGAAATAATTTTGATTGGGATGATGAAGATGCTTCCGATCTTTATGCTATAATGGAAGCGAATAAGGTTTCGCAAAATGTTTGATCAAGTTATGTTTTTTCATGATGGCGTTTTGGCACATGATGAAGCTGTTAATCTTTCTAACGAGTTTCATGAAAACAAAGAATGGAAAACTGGCTGGCATTCGAGCAGCAAGATAGATCCTGATCAGTGGCATTGGCATCGTTCTATCTGGCAAGATGAAAGCCATATGCCAGAAATATTAGAAGATGTGATGCGGGATTCGCCTGACATAAAAGTTTTATGGGATAATGTAAATGAAAAGCTGAAAGAAGTTTACAGGCAATCTTTCCTCCCAATTCGTGCATACGCTAATGCACATACATATGGTGTAGATGGTGGAATACACACAGATGATGGTCACGTGACTGCAATATATTATCCTGCTCAAGATTGGGATCCTGAGTGGGAGGGTGGTACAGGGTTATTCACAGAAAATGGTGACTGTTTAAGATATTGTCGTTATCGTTTCAATAGGATGCTTGCGTTTCCTGCAAAAACTCTGCATAAAGCAATGCCGCTGTCGAAAAAATGCACAAGACTGAGAACGGTTATAGTGTTCAAATGTATTGTGGATGTGGATCATAGTTTATATGAAGAGTGGTATCGTGATAACCCATAAACTCTTCCCAGCACTTGTTCACGAGTTTCATTACAATAAGAATGAAATGGTGAGGCAGATTGTCCGTGAAGATTGTATGGACTCTGTTGTTGATGGAAGAGCAAACGAGATAACCAATGCGTTCCTACACCATAATCAAAAGTTGGTTGAGTTTTATTTTTATGTTTCTCAATGTGTTCGCGAATGCATAAAAGAGTATCGGGTTGATCCAAATAACGTCAATGTGTATATCACAAAAAGTTATTTCAATGTGATGAATACAGGTTGCCCACCTCATCATCATGCAGACTCTGACGCATCGTTCGTGTATTATTGTAACATTCCAAAAGGTAAGGAAGACGAGTTACGATTTTATGATGACCACAAAATAGATTTCGGGAGTGGATTTCCTGAAACATTTTGTGCAACCGAATGGAATATAGGAAACTCGTCGAGTTGGGGATTTGTTCCGGTTGAAGGGCAGATGTTTATATTTCCTGGCAAACTTTCACATGGTGTTAGCGATAATAAAAATTGGAAAGCCGAAGATTATGAATGGATACAGTCGCCGCATGATTTCATGAGCCACAGAGTTTCGATTGTTGGTGATATCATTCTTACATTTTCCGAATCCTACAAACACCAAAAAACTCATGGCAACTTTTCGCCAGATCAATGGAGAATGTTCATTGGATGATTGGCAAGAATATATCGAGTTTGTGTGTAAACAGATGGAAAGAAAGTATCGCCACACATATCTTCGAATGAAAGGAAAGATGCCTCTTCTAGAGTGGGCAGGTATAGACGGTGTTGATCGCTCGGTCGAAATACCAAAGTCATACGAAGAATGGAAGTCCCTTTACAAATGATACTTTATGATATAAAATTTGATAAATACGAAAGGAGTTTACGATGGTCGTGAAGGCAGGAAAAGTATGGGGTCAAACAGAAGCGATAATACAAAACCCAGTAGTAGAGTTCCACCGAATCTCGGTTCAAACTGGATATCGCTGCTCGACGCACAAGCACTCCTACAAATGGAATGGTTTTTATGTCGAGACAGGCGAATTAGAAATTCACGTCATAAAGAACGATTACGAGTTGACGGACGTCACAGTCTTAGGACCAGGACAGTTCACAACAGTAAGACCAAACGAATATCATTACTTTGTTTGCACGCAAGATTGTGTTGCTTTCGAGATCTATTATCCAGAACTCCTCAGCGAAGATATACAACGTCAGAACGTAGGAGGCACAGCATAGAAATGGATATTGCGAAGGAACTTGATATTATGACTTCTGCGAAGTTTAGAGAATTGCTCGAAGAAAAAGTTGCCAAAGACAATGTCAGTTATCTTGATGCGATCGTTGATATTTGCGAAAGAACAGGTTTAGAAATTGAGAGCGTTCCTAAGATGCTCAATATGAAAATGAAGAAAATTCTTCGCAACGAAGCAACGAATTTGAATATGTTAAAGAAGAAGGGTGCAAGGTTGCCTGTATAGATGGAAGGTTTAAGAGCCTATCAGAAATATCTCGCTATCAAACTACACTTTACATCTGATTATGATTATTTCAAATATGGTGGCAAATCAAGATCCGCTGCCAGCTCTTTCGAAAAGAGGAAGGATGTTTTATTCTTTCGCAAGATCGAGCGTCGTTTTTCGGATGAAGAGTTGACTGATTATTTTGTAGCGAACTTTGTTGAGGATTCCACTTCGAGATGGATTGGTGAACTTTCCTCGCTCAAGTCTGAAAAGACATACGCAGCGTGGAAACGTAAAATGGAATCTTTCACGTATGAGTTCAAAAACGAGATGATCAGTTTGCGAGATATTTCTGATGACCCTGCCAGCTTATGGCGTGTAGAATCAAATCAACATCCAAAGGTTCTACAGCTTTATCTGGCAAACAAGTTGAGTATAGAATCCATGCTGGCTTCAAATCGTGTTCTGAAATATATTCCGATGTGGGATAAAAATATCGAGGAACAGTTTATTTGGCCAGATGTTTCTAAGAG